ATCATTTATTTTTTTCCCTTGAACAAGTCTTTTTCCGTCAAAACCACAAATTTCCATCCATTCGCATGGCATAGTTTTTTTGCAGATTCCCACTTAGACTTATTTATCTGAAATTGCACAGTCTCCGTGAGAAATGTTTTTTTACTCTTTTTTCCTCTTATTGGTTCTTCTGTTTGCTTTGCTGGTTTAATTTCAACCACCAAAGTTTCTACCATATTGTTCTTTCTCATCTCAAATAGGAAATCTGGATAATATCTGTGTATTTTGTCGTCAATTGGAGAAACATAAGGAATAACCAACTCTTCGCTAGACCATCTCAGAATATTTTGGTTTTCGTCTAAATATTTACAGAAAGTTCTCTCCCAAAGTGATCTACATATGATGTTGGCAGAATTGCCAATATATTTTTGTGGGTTTTTGGGGTTAAACTTACTCTTATAAGGCATAAATTTTAAATGGCTAAAGCAGCAAATTGCATAGAATTTCCAGACCCATCCTCTAGTCTTATTTATAGAGAGCAGGTTGCTGCTTGGGTGCGTTTTAAATGCACATCATTTAATACTCTTGCTATATTCAGAACAATATTTGATGACTCTCCGGATCCTAACGATAATTATATTCTCCCACTTCAGAGATATAGTGCTCCGAACGTAGCAACATACGAAGATGTAGAGCCAAGTGCAGCAGAAATGGCTCTTGGTGCTATACGAGATGCTGCCATGGGAGATACCATGAAAAGAGATATGTTATTATCTTCAATGGGTGCTAATATAGCATTCGATCTTGCAGCGGGAGCAGTTGGAGCTAGCATGAAAGAAACTTCATTGAGTGATCTTGGTTTTAAGAGCACAGCCAAAAGAGTTCACAGTTTTGGATTCAGTTTATATGCCAAAAATGCAAAAGACGCACAAAATTTAGATATTATTGCAAACGGATTCCAAACCAGACTATATCCATTTCTGTTTAACAATACTAGAGTAAAACCACCACCAATGTGGAAAATTGAAATGGTTCCTAATGGTGGAGAAGCAAACTCCAAAGTACTAAGTAATGAAATCGGATTGTGCGTATTAACTAACGTATCAGTAAGTAGATTAGATAAAATGGGTCCAGTTTTAACAACTAATGATTACTTTTTAGGATTAGACATCACAGTATCATTTACTGAGCTAGAACCAACATATAGATCATGGACTCTATTTGGTGGAGCAGATCATGAAAGACTAAAGAGTCGTACTAGAGCATCATATTCATTTGGTGGTCTTGCAGATGCAGTCTCGGATATCTAATGAAGTATTTCGAAACACTACCCACCATAACGTATCAATTTTCTACTGGAGAATATTCAGTAATTGATATATTTTCTAGAGTTGGCCTCAAACCATCTTTTTTTGCAAATACAAATTTTTACACAACACAGCAATTAGAAGTAGTTTTAAGACCAGAACAGTTATCATATGAAACTTATAAGGAATTTCAATACTACTGGTTATTAATGTTGGTGAATAAAGTATATGATGTAAATAGAGACTGGCCAGTTCAACAGGAAGTATTTGGATCCGCATTAGAAAAACTACAGAATAAAAAGGTATATTACATTTATCAAAATGTTGAAATAATACCCAATGATATCTTATACTTCGATGATAACACATATGGTGTTATTGAGTCGTGGAATCCTTTCTATAAAGAAATTGTAATTAAAGAAGGAACTGGCAATTTACCAACTAGCGATTTCACCACTGCTGAAATACGCAGAGTAACTTCTGCTTCTACTGGTAAATTCATTAAATTAACTAATTATTGTGATTCATCAGATCCATTAATAACCACAACCGAAATTAATATCATTGGATATTCTCCATTTCTAGAAGCTCCAGCACAGTTTATAGATGGATCAAACAGAGCAGTGAATCCTTTTATTGGAGCAACTGGTGGAACTATACAAGTACCAAATATCATTATTATGGATACTTGTAAAGAAGAGGACAGGACGTTATTTCAATCAACAATATTGAGCAGAATTATAAATGATTTAAATGTAACAGGAATTAAAGTTAAGACTAAAGAAGATGTGTTTATTTCTGAATACTATAACAAGATTAAATTAAATATCATAAAACAAGAAATTCTTCCGTTTATGATGAATAAAGCTAGTATGTTGATTAATGATGAGACAGAGACATCAACGAATATGGTAAGAATTGATTAATTATGGCAAACATTACTGATATAACACCAGACCTATTTAATTTACAATTACACGAAGTAACAATAGTAGGAAAAGATGGAGAGCTGTACAAAATCTGGCCAGATTTTAGTAAGTTTTCTTATAGGTCATTATCCATAACTGAAGGAATGTTTGAAGCTTCGGTTCTGGGGCAATTAATAATAAGAGATCTCAGATCAACTGCTGAACAAATAAATTTTACTGGTTTTGAAGATTTGATTATTAGACTAGAAAATCCAGGAGTTCCTGGTTCTTATAAATCTTTGCGTTTTAAGATTTACAATGTCCAATCCAGCCAAAATCAGACAGATGCACTTATATACGATGAAGATACTAATATTCCTAATATTATGTTGACTGTTCAATTTATTTCATATGAACATTATTTATTAAATCATAAACATTTTTCAGAATTGGCTACAGGATCAACTGGTTCTGATATCATCACGAGAATAGCTACCGATAGTAAATTAGATAAAAAAGATAAAGATAATATAGGTTTAGTTAATTCAATAGAACAAAGATATTTTAAAACTGGTAAGTCCGCCGGTACTACTCAAAAACGTATGTTTATTGAGCCTACTAAAAATTGGATTTGGTATAAACAAAATCAATTGATGTATCCTTGGAGTAAGTTAAATAGACCAATCAAACCACTTCAGCTCATGCAGTTTTTGGCAGAATACTCAGTAGCTGAAAATAATCCATATGTTTGTAATTTTCTTTTTTGGCAAGATCTAGACAGATGGAATTTTCGAAGTATTGAATCTTTGATATATGAGAGACAACTAATTAGAGAATATTCATTTTCAGTTGCTGAAACCGTAGATCTTGGTTATATCTTTGATCTAAGAATTCTCAATGAATCTAATTTTTTGAGATTACTAGAATCGAACGCTTTAGCTTCAAAATATCAATTAGTTGAGCCAAAGTGGGATCAACCATATAGAGAATATCTAGATTATAATGAATCACATTCTATAACAGAAATTACATATGACTATTTTAGAGATTACTATAAATGGTCTAAAGTTGAAAAATATCCTTTATTAGAGTCCAACATATCTACGGTTCCAACTGTAGTCAATACTATACAGGATAATGTCTCTGGATATTTCTCACCAAATTATAGCAATAGAGAAAAAACTGTTGGTTGGGAACATCATGGATATACTCACGGAAACCGTGAAGGATCAAACACTTGGCAACCAATGTTTGATCAGATTGACTTAGATGGATCTATCTGTAAAAAGATTCAAAAAGAGATCAAGCAAAAAATCAAAGATAAAAAGATTGAGTATGCACGCAAGAAAAATCTAAAAGAAAAATGGAAAGTATATAGATGCAGTATTTGCTGTGACTATAATTCTCTAGACACCGATCAGGATACCATATTCACACAGGAATATAAAGTTGTGTCTGCTGGTGGCTTTAGTGATTTAGTTGATTTCAAAGGTTCTGGATTTACATTAGGAATTAACCAGATTCCAACATTCCCAAATGGATTAACACTAAGTTATGATTTTGGAATAACTGGACCATTCAATAAAACGATTGGTGAGTTGATGTATCTGAGAGAAACTCCAGATGTACAGACAAAATACTTATATGATTTAGAATTAAAACGCATAGACATAGCAGAAGATGTTCTAAAGAATTCAATATTGAGATTAGAAGCTGGTAAATCCGTTGCCGAAAGTTACCCACTCTGTACACTACCTGATACCTATTGTGATGACGAAGGTTCAGTTACAGGAATTGATGGTATTTGTTTTTGCACAAATGAAGTAAAACAAAATTATATAAAAAATAATTATACAGATCCGATTAGTAATCGTAGAGAATTATTAGCTTCTCCATATTTTGATAATATGAGAAACATAATAGAGGTAGAAAAAACAAAGTTTGCAGCTGTATATGAAGAATACACAACACGAAAAGCATTCTTTATTTCTAAAGAAGTAGGATTTACTGCAAATTCTGCTTCATTGAATTTGTTTAATGTTAAAAGCATTAATCGTATTCCTATTCGTGGTAGTAAATATGAAAAATTAGCACACAAAGAAGTTCTTAAAGAATTAGTATCTGGATTATCAGGAGCAGCTGCTAAGTTTAAAGGATTTGCTAATGGTGTGACTTCATATTATCCTTATGATATATTTTATGATAATGACAGATCTATAAATCCTAAAATTAAACATCCACATTATGATTCTGGATATAATTTTGATTTAGGAGCTGGAGCTAATGGTTTCTTCTCTGCGTTTGATCCAGCTGGTGGACCAGACTCAGGTGCAGCAGGAAATCCTATAGCAGTGTTTGAATACTTTATAACATTCCGAGCAAAAATAAAAACAGTAACAGATAGGTTGCAACACACAGAAGTTTATAATCAAGGTGACGGTGGATTCGGTGGTGGCGGTGGTGGCGGTGGTGGCGGTGGTGGATTTGGTGGCGGAGGTGGTGGATTCGGTGGTGGTGATGGTGGATCCGGTAGCGGTGGAGGTGTCGGCTCCCCTGCTAGCAACACATGTGCTGAACAAAAACAAATCACAACAACAGAAGAGAATAAAAACTTTTACCAAAAAGATGTTGTATATGAAAATTTAGAACCAAATAAATTAATAAAAAAGATATTAGATGATAGAGTTTCTGGTATCAATTTATCAGACTACTCTAGCACTAGTATAGTTTTTTCTGGTAATACAGTAGTTGTAACTTTAATTTCTCCAGCTTACCCTTTAATTTGTGCTGGTCGAGAAGATAAAACAATTATCACAATCTCATGTGATATTACAGAGATATACAGTGACAATAAAAACAGTACTCAATTACCAGCTGGTATTTGTGTCGTTCAGCCATTTGGATTAGAGAGAATCCCGGATTTTAATCCGATTGATTATTTAAATTCTAGAAATTTTGCAAACATTCAAGAACCAGATGCGGGTGATGAAGCAAAACGTCCAATAGAAAACGTATTAGAAGAGCTTGAGAGTTTTGTTCGAATTGAGTTTAATCAACCAATTGGTGCAAATACTTTATACGATTTCCCGAAGGGATTCTATGATACTCCGGGATCTGAATACTATTTGCCATATCATGTAATGTTAACTGCAGGTCCTTTTGGAGCAAAGTCTGCAGATTATAATATCTCAGTACTAGGACAAGATCCATATGGATTTGACGTTGCTGTTAAACGAATCCGTAAAAAGAAACAAAATTTAAAACCAGAAAATAAAGCATTAGTAAACAATACAGATTATCACACGGTTACTGCTGGATATTTAAAAGGCATCAACACCTATGATAGAAACGCTAGTTTTACTTCGTTAAACGACTTAAACGATCAAAACGGTACATTTTTTAACCAACATCCACAAGCGTATGGTAACAATGTTAGGATTTTGAATAATGATTATTATACTAGAGTAATTAATACTCTTTTTGGATTCGATAATAGCAGTAGTAGTTCGCTTAGGAATACATTTTATGCAAACGAAACTTCTAATGGAAATTCAGATCAAACCACAATAACAATAGATTCTGTTGGAAATGTAAAAGCACAAACTCCTAATCTTTCTTATAGATACTTCTCTTCTGCTGCGAATACAAATGAAATATTTTATCACGATTTAATAAAAAGAGCTACTAGAATAAATCCACTAGCATTGCCTAATTCATATTTTGAATTTAATAATATGAGACCAGTTGGAACAATTGGTCAATTCGGTGGAGGACCATACGAAGGAACATGGATAACCAAACCATATAGTTCTACAGTTAATACCACCGGTTATCAAGGAAATTCATCTAGTTCTTATACCGATTCTAGAGTAGTAGATGATATTTACAATTTATTAATTCCTGGAAATGTGTTTATGTATGTACAGACACCAATTGCAAATGCACTTCCTATTGATACTGATTATTTTTTGTCTTCTACGTCATACGATCCCGGAGTTGAAAGAACAAGCAACTGGGCGGCATTCTTTGAGGTAGATTTACGGAATAGAAATACCAGAATTAAGCCAGAAGATGAAACTACATTCTTTGGCTATTATTATGGAGTATCTGCCTGGAAACATCCAGCAGTACCAACTGCATTACTATCAACAGAAATACAAAAAGCCGTATGGAAAAATGATATTTCTGGAGAAACTGAATATGGAATAGTTGGACCAGAGTTGGACGAAGAGTTTTCTACTTTCGATAGAAACTTTGCAGCACAATTCATTGTTATGTCTCGTCAAGATTCTTACGATCCTTGCCCTGGCTATCCGTGTGCAAATCCAATACCGCCAAACAATTCTTTTTGTCCACCAACAGATCCTTTGTGTGGATGCCCATGTCAAGAACTTAGACCGGATAAGCTGTTGACTGGTATTACTGGAGCAGAACCGACGTATACTGAATTAACTCAACTAGAAAAAGACATTAAGGAATGTGATCTTATTGAGAAGGTTCTGGGAGAAGATTGGTTAGGATGCGTCTGGGGAGATCCTAAGAGCACCTTGAACTGTAGCTGTCCATGCTTGGGTAAACATTTCTTGGATTACTTGAAGTACTCTGAAACATATTGTACGTTCTGGCAGACACCACCAGAAAGACCACTTCTTCGCAATGCTCAGATGATGCAGATTCTGTCGAATAAGATCATGATAAGTGTTCTCGGTGACTTTACGCTGCGTCCCGGTAATAGAATAAAGATAAACCTGCCAGGAAAAAGATATCATGGATATTGGTTAGTTTCTACTATTACACACGATGTAGCAAAAACTAAACATTTAATGTCAGTAATACTAATCAGAGACTCAGAATCATCAGATCCAAACGTCAGATCGAAAAAACTGGTGCTAAATACAAATAATGATGAGGCACAAACTTCGACTGCTGCTTCTTCTTCTTCGGCAGAAAAGAAACAAAATAGTACTGGTCGCGGAGTCCCGTCTGGTCAAGGTGGAGCTGGTATAGACGAATAATAAATCAATGAAAAACAGAGATCTAAATATATTCTTTACTAAAAACACAGACACCAAAGACATATCATTTGTCACCGGAACTGCAGCTATCATTCAGTCAATCAAGAATATAGTTCTAACTAGATCCGGAGAAAGACCATTCAATAACTATTTTGGAACTGGTGTTTTGGATTTACTGTTTGATCAGCCATCTATAGCTTCTCTTGCATTTTTACAAAATGATATAGCAGATCGATTGAATTTTCTAGAACCTAGAATAATTGTACAGGGAGTAAAGATTGTATACCCAGTTTTAGATGAGATAAATACTGATGCCAGAGTGAATATACGATTTATTTTGAACAATTCACAAACAAACGCACAGGAACAAACCGTATCAATAGCGGTAAATCAATAAATGGCACAAATTAATTTAACAGAACTAGACTTTGAACAAATACGAACATCTCTTCGCACATACCTGCAGAAGCAAGATACCGTAAAAGATCTTAATTTCGAAGGATCTGCTGTTAATTTTCTTCTAGATCTATTGGCATACAATACTTTATATTATGCACATTATGCAAATATGATTTCTGGAGAATGCTTCTTGGATTCTGCACAGCTAGAAAAGTCCATCATCTCCCTAGTAAAGCCACTTGGATACGTTGTACCAACCAAAACTAGTGCAAGAAGTAGAATACAACTTCAAAATGTCACAGAGTTTAGACCATTGACTATACCATACTCGGTGAGCGTTAGTGGTAAAACTCCCGAAGGAGCTGATTATCAGTTTTGGAATATTGACAGCATTCCATCGCTTGCGAGTACTCCTAATACTACTGAGTATTTTTCAATTTATGAAGGATCATATGTGTCACTTAGTTACGGTGGTGATGGTTTTGATTTTCCAGATCAGAAAATTCTAATTGCGGACTTGAACATTGATATACAGACTCTTAGAGTTTCTGTGCGTAGAGCAGCAGATACTAATTATGTCTATTGGAAATTTTTAGACACTTATAGTGGATCGTCTGTTGCAGATTCTTCTAATTTATACACAATTGAAAGAACCTCTTCTGGATTTGTTGTTAAATTTCAAACTACTTCTAGTAGCACTGCAAATCTGGTAGGAGGAGATATAGTAAAGCTGGAATATCTCTCATCTAATGGCTCTAATGCTAATACGGCATCAATATTTACTCCAATTGTAATTCCTAATCCTGGCGTTACTATAGTAAATAATGTGCCATCATTTGGTGGATTAGATGCTCCAGATTTAGATGAAGCTAAACGTATTGCACCATTAGTATTTTCTGCACAACAAAGGCTTGTTACTAAATCTGACTATTATGGATTTCTTGCTCAGCTGGGTTATTCTACTGATGTTAATGTTTGGGGTGGTGAAGATAATTCTCCTCCAATGTATGGAAGAGTGTTGTTTTCGATTGGAGATATACGCGCAGGCAATAACCCCGAAATTAACAATATTATATCTTTGATTAAAGAGAGATCTATTATAACAGTACTGCCTGAATACGTTCCACCAAGCGCGTTAAATGCATCCTTAATATTAAATGTAAATTATAACAAAGACACTGTAGTTTCTGATCCAACAACAACAGTTCAATTAATCAAACTTAAACTGGAAGAATTATATCCAACAGGTGGATATAATAATTCTTTAACAACAACAGAAATAGAGAATGTAGTTAAATCCTTTGATGGATATAGCTTAAGAAATATAGATGCCTTAAAGTTATTTGTGCGAGTAGCTCCATCTACAAATGTAGCTACTCTTAATTTTAAAAATAGAATTACACAAGGAACAGCTATTAATGATGTTGGTACTGGATTATTTTCTTCAGAATTTAGTAGTCCATATTACACACAAGGTCTAGTTACTATTAGAGATGAACCAATCATATTTACCAACACAGATAATCCACCACGCATTGGAAAATTAAAATTATATGCACAAGATGCTACTGGAATATATTTAGATTTAAATGCTATTGTTGGAGATATAAATTATAAAACAGGTGTAGTTACAATAACTCCAAATATTGCTTCAGAATTATTTACTGTGTATATAAATCCACAAGATAAGAATAAAATAATAGCAAAAGATGAAGTATATCTGAGATTAGATGTCACCGCACCAACACCACTGCCAATATAATGCTACTACCATTAATTAAGAAATCTCAGACTGCGCCAACTGAAGAAGTTAATCAGTCAGGTGTTCCTTTTTTAAAGTTTCTTCAAAATTTAGCAACACCCACGGTTGAAGAATCATATTGTGCATCTCCGCTCAATATACAGAGCCAACTTCCATTTTGGATAAATCAAAATTATGGATCAAATGATGGTGAGCAATTTTTAGTATCATTCTTACAAGCATATTATAATTGGATGTATTGTGGATTTAAAAAAGAAGACATAAATCTAACTCCATATGATATAGAAGAATTATTAAACATAGATTCAGTTCCAGATATATTTCTTGATGAGTATGTAAAAGCATACGCTCCATTTATTACTCGTGCTGCAATTCTTCCAGCAGATAGACAAAATCTTAGAAAGTTTTTACGCTCTATTAAGACAGACTTTTTAATCAACAAAGGCACAGAAAATTCATATCGTTATTTGTTAAAAATTCTGTTTAATGTGTCGAATGTTACTATTGATTATCCTAAAAAATATTTAATGAGAATGAATGGTGGTAAGTATATTGATTTATCTTGGAATATTTATGGAGCTACTGGGATCATTGATCTACCAACTGCTTTTGATCCAGGTGCTACTTTTGGTTCTGGTATCATTGGTGGTAATGCTGGATATAACACAGACAATCGTCCTAATCTATTTGGTGCAGCGTTAAACGAAGCAGTTCTGCCTGATGATTATTTTTGGCAAGAATATTCATATCTTCTAACATCAGATGCACCAAATGATGGTCTTATAACATATAAAGATACATTACTTGCAGGAGCACATCCTGCAGGTATGTTAGGATTCTTTGAGCAATATATTGCTTTAGAGGATATAGACACTGGAGCAGATGATAATGGAGATGGTATTCTTACTAACGCAAATAGCGAACTGCCGGTTATTGGAAGATATTTATTGATGTATCCAGGCATTACATTTGGATTTCAACCATATAATCAACTGAATAATCATTACTTTTATAACACCTTTGATATTGCAAATGACTGCACAGCAGTCAAAGATTACACATGTTATTGTTGTAATAATAACTGTGATCCAGCTGGAATTTTGCAAGATATTCCTCAACACAGACTACCAGTTTGGGATTTAGAGGTTCGAAATTCTGTTAGAAACAAGTCTTTGGGTGATATGAAAATTGAAGATTTTCTAGAATTAGTTCCCGATGAAGTTTCTATAACAAATCCTAATATTTCACTGGGAACTTGTAATACTGCTGATTGCGCTACTTGCCCATAAAAAGATAAACATGACTACAAAAAATCAAATAAAATCATACACAGCCGCAGTTACGAAAAAAGAAATGACTAATTTTTTTGTATTTATGGGTGGTATTTCTACCACAAGCACTACTGTGGATGATACTGACATTTCCCTCGTAAGTAGAATTACTCAAGATGAAGTTTCTATAGTAATTCCACGAGTAAATTGGTCTTATAATAGACAGTTCGAACCGTATTATTTTAATTCGTCGGGAGAGAACACATACTGTTATAATAGCGCAACTGATTTGGTATATCTGTGTGTTGGAAAGAATCAACCAACAGGGCTACTCGGAGAAGCTCAGTTTCTGTCAACTGAGCAACCATCACACTATACTGGAATACAAGCATACTCTGATGGTTATGTTTGGATGGCTTTATATAAGATTGATTTTTCTTTAAGTAAGTTTTTAACAGAAAGTAGTCTACCTGTTAGTAACTTATATGAATTTACAACTCAGACAACATCTGGCTCTTATTCTTCCAAATATAATTCGGTTTGTTCTGGTGGAGCAGGTATATCTGGTTCTTGTTTTTTCTACTACAATGAAGATACCATTGATCCATTAACAGCAACTATACGTTCTAAAGGAGATTTAGTTTCTGGAATCGGTTCATCAGATTGGCTCTGTTCATATTGCCATTCTGTTGGAGATTCGCTTGGATATAAATCTATACACATAAATTACTTATCATCTCCTTCTGTTATATTACAAAATCCAATAGATGAATTATCTACTAAATTTTACTCAGGGGGTCTAGATACAAATAACAAGTACTTTATTCATTATAATAATTACATCTATATTCAGAATTTAAATAAAGGTATTGTTTATCTTCATCTAGACGTATCTTCTCTTTCTATTGAAGATAGAGTACTTTCAACTCCAACTGCTGAAATAACCATTCTAGATCCATTAGGCATTGGTGCTCTAGCTAATATCACAACCTATTATGACATACGAAGAAATGCATTTATTGCAAATGGTGTTACTCTTAGAGCGTCTGGTTCTAACTATGTGAATCCTACCTTTAATATACCAGCTGCAGCTAATACAAATTTGAGAAATGCCTTAAAAACTGTTTTAATGCCAGATATAGCAGATCCTTCGACTTTCTTACCGACACCAAAAGTATTAGTAATTAAACAGGTAACTAAATCTATATTGGATAATATTGGAACGAATCAGACTTCATTTTCTAAAGTTGGAATATTAAAAAATATCACCACCACCGATAGTGTAAATCCACTTATTAACACTCAACCAAATCAAGCTGTAAATGGAAGAATGACTACTAAAGTAAATGTGGTTCCAAAAGTATTTGGTCCTGGACAAGCAGGTGTTCCAACTCCTACAGGAGAACCTGGTGTTGTTTTTATCGATACTAGTACTTCTACCGCTGTAATTAAAACATCAGATACACAAGCAACCTCATCTGATTATGAATCTAAGATTGTTGCATTTACAGAAATTCGTGATGCAGGAAATGTATTAATTGGTGGCTCTATAGAAATATCGGGAGTCGATGAGTTATCATTCCAAGAATTATTTAAGTCTACAGATATTTTAATAAGTGGAATTACATATGAAGTTGATGAAGTACTCACTCCTGATTATAAGCTAAATATCATTGACTATGTTACTACAAAAACACTAAATAATAATATAGTATTTGATACTAGTACTGGCTCAGAACCTTCAACAAAGATTTCATTCTTACTATAAAATGGCAACAGAATACACTATAACATATCCAACAACTCATCCAGATTTTTCTGTACCTGGCTTTGGTAAAATAGACTTTGGTTCTGCTTCAGATGGAGCATATTCCGATGGATATAAGATGATTGCATTTGAGCCAGGAAAAATTCTGCAAGCACAAGAGCTGAACGAGATTCAGTTTCGAATGAATGCACATCAAACACTTACTATGAAAATGGTATCTAACTGGATGAGTACTATTGTATTGGCTGGAACACAAGATTCATCTGGTCCTGGTTGGGATGGCGCAACACCAATAGATCCTACGATGATAACTTTGTCTTCTGATGCTATTTCTATTGGGATTAAAAACTGGTATTTGTGTAAAGCACGATCTTCTGGTTTATTCTTTTGGTTGTATACTCAAACCGATTCGCGTACCACTAATTCTGTAGCAACTCTTTTAAGTGATATTCCATTAAATTCCTATATTGGTTTTGTATTAAACACGAGTGCTAATGGAACATATACTGGAGAAATTGTTGATTGTAACACAACTGGCACGAATGGAAACCATCAGTTGCAAGTTAAAAATACATCAGTATGTGGTTCTTCTAGATATTACCTAAAGATAGTAGATATTGAAATTAGACAAAATAATAATACCAACGATTTTGCTGCAATTGCACAAAAAAGATCAGATGGTATGTATTTCTTAAATAACATAAAAGTAGAAAGCGCAGTCTAAAATGGCAGATTTTGTTGACATAGTTGGTTTAAATTTAGGAAACACTTTTGGTGGTTGGTATAATAAAACCACTGAAATGATCACTCGGCTTAATGCGCTGAATGTTGCAAGCATTACGGGTGGAGATGGAATAATAGTATCACCACATACTGCTGCAAATGGTGGTTATACACTAACCATAGCAGGCAGTGTTAGTAGAGACATGACATTTAATAATGTCACGGTTACTGGTAATCTGGTTTCTAACTTTGCAGGAGCTGTTTCTGGAACGACTATAATCTTGCCTGCAAATACTGGTGTTACTGTTGGAAATATTGTATACATCGATTCTACTGGTAACTTAGAAAAGGCATTAGCAGACGACGAATGCACAGCTGAAGTTGTTGGTATTGTTATAGGATTTACTGGTGGTAGTGCTCAAGTTGCCACTACTGGTAGAATCAGTGGTTCATCTATTATTGAAGCATTCACAGGAACTGTGGGTGCTACTCTACAGAAGGGTGTTGTTTACTTTTTGAGTGGTGGTGTCTCTGGTGCTGGTACAACACTTGAGCCTGATGTAACTTCGTATGTTTCTAAACCAATGCTTCTCGGATTAACGGGAGACAGTGGTTTAATTCTTCCATATCGTGGATTTATTGCAACAGAGGGTACTCTTGGAAATACTACAATAGTACAAGGAGTTTGTGGTGGTGCTGGAGTATTAAGTGTTAACGGTATCACAGCAGCTTTGTGGGATACTGGTCAACAACTTCTAACAAAAAATCTCAGACAAACTGGACACCTACATGCATTAAATTATGTTTCGGTTAGCGGAGATTCTTCTAATTCTAGATTAACAAAATCATTAACTCTTGATTTAAGTGGTGGTTTTAATAAAATATATCCAGTAAATTCTGGTGGTATAATATTCACTTCTGACTTTAATTTAACCTCTAGTACTGCAAATCTTACTAAAGTAGAACAAAGTTTTATATCAAATCCAAATAGTGGTTTTATTTTCTCAACTGATGGTGTTACTAATGATGTCTACAGAATAGCAAAAATTAAAATTATTCCAAGACCGCAGTATTCTCAAGCTTCGTTTACATTTTCTCTACAAAAAGAATATTATGCACATTCGGGAACTACTGCTATTTCATCACTAATAAACAATGCTCCAGAGGGATCGCTGCGAGTAGAATTGAGAAGAAATGGATATGCTATTGCAGGACAGTATATCACATCTGCTGCCGCAACAGATGGTATACCTCTTAGTTATACTACTGAAACGGCTAGCGGTTCATCTCTAATAACATCAGACATTCATACTATAAGATATACACCAAGTGCTGGTGAAGTCTTTACATATGGAGTAACCACCGGGACCATCGATGGCGTTCCCAACTCAGCTGGTTCGTTTCCGATGGTTTATAGTAATGGAAAAAGAACTAGAACAAATACATTCACTATTGATAATGTAATTCTAGGTGGTGCTGGTACTCCTATGTCAAAATACATTAAAGCATCAAATGAAAATAGTTATTACATATCAGCGGATGGTTCTGGTGGATACACAATGGAAAGTGCAATTTTAGGGTGGAATGCTCAATATGGAGCAGTTTCTGAAAGCCTTTATTTTGTTCCTGTTTCTCTTATGAATTATATTAGTTTAATTGGCCCACAGGGAGCTGATAATCTTGTTTGTGATATCCTAGTAGAAATGTATAAGTTTGATGTAAACACACGCACATCATCCAGTAACCCAATTATTATTTCAACTAGTTATACATTAACCACACATAAACATTCCTATAGTGGATCATTGGCAACAGTTTCGAATTGATAAAAAAATGACAAATAATAATCTAATAATAAACGGTAATTTTGATCTCTGGCAAAGAGGTACTACATTTTCTATTCCATATAATGCTGACTACTCAAATATAGGAAAAAATGGAACAGAATATACTGCTGAAAGTAAAAAAGTAGCAGATAGATGGTATGTTATTGATACTCAGACAAGAACCGCAGGAAGTACTGGTTCTATTTCAATATATCAAGAACTATTTGGCACAAGTGATGAACAGTCTAGTCGTTCTAAAAACTATATCACGATTCAAAATAATATCACAGCAACAACTGGTGGTTATTGCTATCTAGAAAATAAGCAAGAAAATTCTACTCAATACGGTGGTGTACCTTTAACCATTTCATTCTATGCAAAATATTCGTCTGGCGTAACTGGAGCTACTTTGGGTTGTTATTTTAGAGAAGCAGTAAACCCAAATACAACTGAATATAAAAGTATATTCTCAATAGTAAGTACCAATTCATATTGGACTCGTTACTCAACCACATTTGTTCCACCATATATCTCAAATTTTGGTGTGTCTGGTGATCATTATTTTGGTATTGGGTTTCGTATAATGCCAAATACTACAATAAGTTTGAGTTCAGTGAAGCTTGAATTGGGTTTTGCCGGAACTCAATTGTACACAGATGCAACAGAAGAAAAGAAATTACAAGAAAAGTATTACTATACTTCATATACACATCAGACTTCTCCGGGTACTATTACTCTCTCTAAAGACACCGGAAACAATGATGTAAATGCCATTAACTTTACGGTGACTCCAAATTATAGTTACAATCATAAGTTTGATATTCCACAGTATAAAACTCCAACAATCACTCTATATTCACCAAAGAGTGGAACTGCCAATGATGGATATAATAAATCTGCCTTAATAGACATGAGACTAACATCTGGCACTCGTGGATGGAATAATACTACTAGATTTTCTCCAACTGGAGCTGCTACTCTGACAACTAGTGGCAATACATATGGTGTGATATTT